CTTTGGCCAGGGCTTTGTTTACTAGTGGACCGAGTTTGATGGCGAGCCGTTTACTTTTATGGCACTGACAACAAATGATAACGTCGATGAGATAACACTCAAAAAATTTATCAATGCTGTCAACAGTGCAAAAAATGAGAGATCAAAACTTGTTGGTGTTTTGTATTTATGGTCTCAAGATCACGAGGCTGCAGAGCTTGTGGCTTATGATGATAAGTATCACAGGTACAAAATCAAAAAATGTGGCCTTACTCCACACGCTACCACGATCGGCATTTTGCAAAAAGGCAGTATGACTGTCAGCGATGCATCGCGTTATATCGGTTATATGCTCAAAGGTGTCGGCAGTGACAAATGTGGCCGCCTTGGCGGTCATCGTGGCACGCTTGGACAGATAAACAAAAACAAGATCGTGTCATCTTATAATGACGGCGCTGACATCTACAGCTTTAAAAAATCAGGCATCACAAAGTGCTCTGATACAGTCGGATCACGTGATCAGCAGTATGCAAAATGCGATTATGATGATAATGATTTAATTTACATGATTAAACATGTTAAAAATCGGATGCTATCCAGCAAAGACACCGCCGGTATAAAAGCCAATGGCTTATCGGCAGTCCGAATTTTTAACTATAAAAAATGTGGCCTGTACAGATGCAGGTCATAAAACTAGGAGGTAAAACATGGCTTATTTTACTGATGATTTCCTTAATGAGCGGAGAAAACAGTGGCTCCGCTCGATCGCTTATGTAGAGTGCCAGGCAAACGGGGCGTGGCACCGCGGAAAGATCGAAAAGAGAGACGTAAGCGGGAATGAGATCATTATAAACGCAACGTTTCCGGATCTTGACGAAACCGCTGCGACGATCACGGCATCGCGCATCATTGATGTGCGAGGGATCCAGGTAGCCTATAGGCAGAAGAATGTCAAGAAGGCAGCTGGCCAGGGGACTCTTATACAAATGAAGATCCCGTTATATGAAAGTGATGTAAATTAAAAGAAGGAGGTAACCTATGTACACTAAAACAAACTGGCAGGATGAAGTTGTTGATGCTGATACAGGTGAGACCATTCAGCAGGGCACTCTTCAAAGCGCCAAAAATTTTAACAACATGGAAAACGGTATTGATGATGCATCAATCGCATCGGCAATCCTGATCCGCGAACTTGCCGAAAATATCCACAACGAAACAGTTGATGAGTATGATGTGACACTTGAAAATAAAGCAAAGTTTCCGTTTAACGACTCAGGCAAAACGATCGCACTCAAAAATGCAAAGTCTCGAAATGACTACGCTGTCGAAGCAGTGGCCGAAAATGACAACGGTACCGTCGGAGACATTGTCGTATACGATAAATTATTAAACGGCTTTAAAGTCAAATATACAGGATCGGCAAAGACAGCAACCTTAAAACTTTTTGTAAAGGGAGGAGAATAAAAAATGGATACCGTAAAAATCGAAGAAGTAAATGAAGGTACAAAAATTGATTATGAGCAGATCGGCACAAAACTGATCTTTGACGACATGCTCATGATCAACTGTGAAAAATATCAGAAGGATTTTGACATCACAATTGATATTGTAAGTACACTTTTCGGTGACCTGACTATTGGCGCCGATAAGGGCACTAAATATGTGGCTCAGGTCATGATCCCAGCTGCACAGTACGATGATGTCAAAAATGATGACGACGACAACAGTCAGAGTCAAAACATGTCACGTGTTAAAAAACCGCTTAACATGTCTGATGTAACATTAAGATTATGGTCAATTGACTAAGGAGGAAAGAATAGAATGCAATACGATTTAACAGCTTTAGCCATCTCAATGGCTTATCCAAACAACAAAGTTATCATTGACGACGATGGAATCCCATCAATCTTTGTTTATTTTAAAAAACAAAAGTTAAGTGATTTACTTAATACAAGTGACAATTCCACGCACCCAGCGTTTATCGTAAACGGGAAGGAAATTGACGGTTTTTGGATGGGAAAATATCTTACAAGCGTAAACGGTGGAAAATTTGCATCACTGCCAGCGATGGATCCAGCACATGACATCCAGCACCAGGATCTTGTTAAAAGATCCTTTGATAAAGGCAAAGGATGGCACACAACAACACTTGCAGAATGGGCATTTATTGCGCTTTACTGCAAAAAAAATGGATATATCCCATTAGGAAATACAAACTATGGCCGCGATGACAGTGAAACTTTGTATCAGGCAATCCCTAGCTCATATGATAATGGCCAGACAGGTAGAACATTAACCGGTACCGGTCCTAAGTCATGGTATCACAATAACGACATGTCCGGAGTTGCCGATCTTACTGGTAATGTGTGGGAAGCAGTTTCAGGATTTAGAACGGTTTACGGCGAAATCCAGGTGCTGCCAAACAATGACGCGTCAGATGTCGATAATCCTATGAATGAAACATCCACATTATGGAAAGCTATTGATGCAACAACAGGTGAATTTGTAACACCGGAGAATACTGTATCAATGAAATTAGAAGATACATACAGCCACGCTAAAACGGTAAAACTTGCCTTTGACTCATCAGCAAACAAGTGGTATTACACAAACCAGTTAAGTGCTGACAAAGTTAAAGACGGACACTGGTGCGCATTTGCGGACGTGTATGCAGCCGAAACTGTAAAAGATACAGCAAAATTAAAACTGCGCGCTCTTACCTTACTTCCTGATGATGGAGCATCATCAAGCGACTATGGATCTGACTCTATCGGATTAAACAACAATCAAGCTGAAAGAATCGCCTGGAAGGGCGGTAATTGGGGGATTCGCTCTTCGGCTGGTCCTTTCCACCTCAATGCGTTTGGTTCGCGCTCTGCTGGCAGGTGGGACGGCGGCGCCCGCCTTGCTTATCGCGAAGATAATCAGTAATCTGACCGCCAGGCAGAAAGCGTATGCTTTTGCCTGGCATACTTTATATATTTAAAAAATTTAAGAAAGGAAAGTGTAGCTGTGATCAAAGAAGAGCTGAGAATCCAGATGGCAATCACAAGATCCCTCATGTTTTTAGACGATCGCACAAAATACATACGCAAGCCTTACAAATTTAGTATGCAGAAAAATCTATATGATGCATACTCAGAACTGCTTAAACTGTGCATATGTGCAAATGCGTCTAAAACTAAAAAGACATATCAGCACAAAATGGACGTGCAGCTTAACATCATAAGATCAGTGCTAAATGTGGCTGTTGATCCAAAACTTAAATTTATATCACCTGGACTGCATCGCGTGTGGATCAGAGAGATCAATGAGATCGGATGTATGCTAGGTGCGTGGATCAAAAGCACACAGTAGCATTTTTTATTTGGGGCACGTGTCGAATTAAGGCGGTAATTGGAGGAATCACTCTTCGGCTGGTCCATTCAACCTCAATGCGAATGATTCGCGCTCTGATAGCAGGAGGAACAACGGCGCCCGCCTTGCTTGCGCTGGACGTTATGGTAAAGCAATAAATATTATTAGCATCCTGTCCAGTATAAGGGACGCGCGTCCCAGCGTTTTTTTACGCTAAAGCAAACAAAAATGCTTTATCTGAGTGTTAAATGATCACAGTGATAAAGCACTAATTTTTTAAAAATTGAAACTTATATATAGAATTGCGTCTTGGGATAATCTGATCGCATCTTTTTATGAGGCTGCCAAAGGCAAGTGGGACTGGTCTGAGGTCATTAAGTTTTACAACAATCTCGATAAAAACATTGCAAAAATGCAACGTGAAATTATTACAGGCAAATACGAGATCCGTTCTTACAGGTATAAAATCATATTTGAAAAGAAGAAAAGGCTTATTATGGCTCTGCCGTTTTACGATCGTGTAGTGCAATGGGCAGTATATAGACAAATCAACTGGTGGCTAGACCGCAAAATGATTTACCATTCATACGGATCGAGAATAAATAAAGGCACTTTAAAAGCAGTAACAACACTGCAGAAATGGATGCGCCGGTTATATGCTAAAAATAAAGAGACGAGATATTTAAAAATGGACATCTCCAAATTCTTTTACCGTATCGATCACGGTGTCCTTTTGTCAATATTTTCTAGATATTATAAAAACGATCCTGAAACCGTCAGGCTTTTAGGCAAGATCATTGAGTGTGATAAATATGCCTTTGGATTGCCTAGATTCAAGTCAATAGATGATGTGAACGTTGATGAGATGGTTTTTGACAAAGGAATGCCGGTCGGGAATCTTTTAAGCCAGCTGTTTGCAAACATCTATCTCAATGAGCTGGATCAGTACTGCAAACATGTACTAAAGATAAAATTTTATATCAGGTATATGGATGATATTGTAATCCTCAGCGATGATCTCGATCAGATACACTTTTATCA